ACCAGAGTGTCGATGTCTATTATTGCAACGTCTCGCCGCTTATCTGTTTTCCATTCCTGCATTTTCATCACCCTCTTCATTATACCAAAAAGGCCGCCTTTTGGCGACCTTTTTTGACAGACTGAAGCGTCCATAGTTTTATGGACGCTTAATAATATTCTTTATTCTGCAGTATTTATTTCCGACTTTGATTCATTTGAGTTTTCGGGGTCCGTATCCACTATGTTTTCATGATTGACCTGTTTCTCAACCATTGTTCCTATTCCACCACAGTTCGGGCATTCATTTCGCGATCCAGCTATTTCACACCCGCATTTTGTACACACGATACTATTAGTATTGTTACTTGCGTTTGCAATACGTGCCGCTTCTTTTGCTTTCTCTTCGGCTTCTTCTAAAACTTTTGCTGCCTCAGTTTTCTTAGAATTTTCCACCAATTCCCCAAACCCCACAAGAAATAATGTTGAAACGTAAGCCATAATAGGGACACCAAAAAACAGGGAGAAGAAAATTCCTGCATAGAATTCGGTACTACCATCGCGGGTCTCAAGGATGACTTCAACGCTCTGCTTTTAAAGTTAAAGACCGCCGGTCTGATGGAAGCAGACGCGGAGAGTGAGTAAAGGAGGCAGCGGTGATAAACACTCTGCTTGAAAAGGTCAAAGCCAATCTCATTCTGGAACACGATGCGGATGATGAGCTTCTGCAAATGTACATCACCGCCGCCACCCGATATGCCGAAAGCTATCAGCATCTCACCGAAAGCTACTACGACTCCAATACCATGCCCCCTACTACAGAGCAAGCCGTCATAATGCTGTCATCCCATTTCTACGAATCCAGGGATGGCAGCACTGGCGGCTTTTTTGCAGACAGCGTTCAGGCGGGGCAGCAGGTGTGGAATACCGTTAATCTGCTGCTCCGGCTTGAGCGAGATTGGAAGGTGTGACATGAGCTTTGGTAAGATAAACACCTTCATAGATATTCTTGAAATACAAAAAGCGGAAGATGAAGACGGGTATGACACAGAAACGGAGGTTGTTGTAGCCTCCGTTAGGGCATATCGGGAAGGTCGGCACGGCAGTAAAAAGTGGGCTAATATGGCGGTTTATTCCGAAGCAACAGAGCTGTTTCAGTTTCGCTGTATACCAAATATAACAGTGAACACTTCAATGACCATTGAAAACAATGGTCAGCGTTTTGAAATCACATCCGTTGAAAACATAAAGGGGCGTGGGATGTACCTTGAGGTTCTTGCGAAAACAAAGACCCAAGGTGGGTAACGCCAGAATCGAGGTCAATATGAAGGAATTTTGGAATGTAATACAGGTGACCTTTGCCGCCATTGGCGGCTGGTTCGGCTGGTTTCTCGGAGGGGCTGACGGCTTCCTCTACGCACTCATCGCCTTTGTGGTCATCGACTACATCACCGGCGTCATGTGCGCAATCGTTGACCACAAGCTGTCCAGCACGGTCGGCTTCAAGGGCATCTTTAAGAAGGTGCTCATCTTTACGATGGTCGGTATTGGTAACATCATTGACGTTCAGGTGCTGGGACAGGCTGGCGTGCTACGCACGGCGGTCATTTTCTTCTACATCTCTAATGAGGGTGTAAGCCTGCTGGAGAATGCAGGACATCTGGGACTGCCTATCCCGGCGAAACTGAAGGAGGTCTTGGAGCAGCTTCACGACCGTGCCGAGAAGGAGGATGAGAAATGAATCTACACAGGCTCGTCCTGACGAACAATGAGTGCTATAAGGCTGGAAAGACTATCACGCCGAAGGGCATCATGGTGCATTCGACCGGGGCAAACAATCCGAATTTGCGCCGTTATGTCGGTCCCGACGATGGACTATTGGGTGTAAACTTCTCCAGCAATCACTGGAACACGGCGAGACCGGGCGGTCAGCAGGTCTGCGTTCACGCCTTCATCGGCAAGCTGAAGGATGGCAGCATTGCCACCTATCAAACGTTACCGTGGAATATGCGCGGCTGGCACGCTGGCGGTAGCGCCAACAACACCCATATCGGCTTTGAGATCTGCGAGGACGGGCTTTCCGACCCCGCATATTTTTCTGCCGTTTACAAGGAAGCTGTGGAACTCTGCGTATATCTGTGCAAACAATACGGGCTGATGGAGAAGAATATCGTCTGCCACTCGGAGGGCTATAAGCAAGGCATCGCGTCAAACCATGGCGATGTTATGCACTGGTTCCCGAAGCACGGCAAGAGCATGGACGCCTTCCGCGCTGATGTGAAGGTCGGACTAAGTAAGAAGGAGGAAGTCAAGATGGACAACACAACCACCGCCTGGTCAAAGGATGCCGTTGAGTGGGCTGTTGCAAACAAGCTGCTGCAAGGGTCTGACGGGGATCTCATGCTACGCTCCCCATTGACCCGTGAGCAGTTCTGTGTGATGTTGAAACGATACCACGATACATTTAATAAGTAAATAAACTAGGAGTCAAGTTTATTGCCCCATAGTTAATGCCCATCGGAGATTTTTCTCTAATGGGCATTATTTTTTTCCGTTTTTCGTCAAAACGATCTCCCCATGTCCAGCGAGTTGTGAGAACAGAGTTCTCAGACTGGGGGAAAGGTTAATGACGAATGAACAAAAAGAACACATAACTGAGCTACGTAAACAAGGATATACCTACTTGAAAATCTCAGAGAAGCTCTCTGTTTCAGAGAATACAATAAAGACCTATTGCCGTAGGGCTCGGCTTGCAGCGGATACTGAGGAAACCGTGCCGGTATGCAAACAGTGTGGCTGTCCGATCACTGTGAAAGATAAACATAAGACACGATTGTTCTGCTCAGACAAATGCCGCGCGGCTTGGTGGTATGTCAACCGGGGCAGCAAGCCCAGAACGGAATACCATCTGACCTGCGCAAACTGCGGTAAGCCATTTGTGAGCGCGGGGAACAAGGCTCGGAAGTATTGCTCCCACCAGTGTTATATCGCCGCCCGGTTCGGAGGTGGCAGTCATGAATGACCGCGTGCTTGGCTATAAATCCGCTATGGCGCAGGCGCGTCGGATGCTTGCTGCGGGCATCATCAGCGGTTCTGAGTACGCCATAATTGATACAATGATGGCCGAGAAATATGGCTTATCCTCGTGTAGTTTATTCCGGGAAAATGACTTGCTACATAGTAGTATCAGCGGTAATATGTCACACTACGAGGGGGTGACAATATGCCAAAAACGATAAAAAAGGTGGCGCATCCGCCAAAACTGGAGCGAAAAAAGCGCGTCGCTGCCTACGCCCGTGTCTCCAGCGGTAAAGATGCAATGCTGCACTCGCTTTCATCACAGGTCGCGTATTACAGCTCGCTGATTCAGAAGCATGGCGACTGGGAATACGCCGGTGTGTATGTTGATGAAGCGATGACCGGCACAAAGGAATGCCGCGACGAGTTTCAAAGGTTGCTTGCCGACTGCCGCGCCGGACGCATTGATCTGATACTTACCAAGTCCATCTCCCGCTTCGCTCGAAATACGGTCACTCTGCTGCAAACCGTGCGAGAGTTGAAACTGCTTGAGGTGGACGTTTTTTTCGAGGAACAGAACATTCACACAATGAGCGCCGAGGGCGAACTGATGATGACCATTCTCGCGTCCTACGCGCAGGAGGAGAGCCTGTCGGCAAGCGAAAACCAGAAATGGCGCATCAAGCGAAACTTTGAGGTAGGAAAACCGTGGGATTGCACGATTCTTGGATACCGGGCAAAGGACGGTGTTTTTGAGATCGTGCCCGAAGAAGCAGAAACAGTGCGGCGTGTTTTTAAGTGGTATCTTGAGGGGCTGGGCAGACAGGCGATCGCCAATCGGCTCAACGAGCTTGGCATTCCTACGCGATTCGAAAAGACATGGCACCAGGGTACCATTAGCAAGATGCTCCGAAATGAGATATACGCCGGTGACCTGCTCTTGCAAAAGACTTTCCGCACCGACCATCTGACGAAGCAGACGAAGATAAACCACGGCGAGCTTCCCATGTACCATGTTCAGGATGCACATGAACCTATCATTGACCGGGTGACCTTTGAGGCGGTGCAGCAGGAGCTTGCCAGACGAGCGGATAGCATTCAGATAAAGCCCGGTACAGCGACGGCGTTTACCGGCAAAATACGCTGTGGCATCTGCGGGAAGAATTACCGCCGAAAGACCACGCCCACCGGCATTACATGGGTTTGCGCCACTTACAACACCAATGGAAAAAAATACTGTGCTTCCAAGCAGATACCGGAAGAAACGCTGAAAGCCGTGACCGCCGAGGCGCTCGGCTGCGATTTCTTCGACGAGGACGCATTTGCAGAGCGTATTACCTTTATAACCGCGCTGCCTAACAACACGCTTGAGTTTAGCTTTACGGATGGGCATTTGGAAAAAGCCACATGGCAAGACCGCTCACGCTCCGAGAGCTGGACGGAGGAAATGCGGCAGGCAGCGGCAGAGAAAACGAGGAAAAGGAGTGAAAAGAAATGTCAAGAGCAGTAACAATGATACCGGCCACCAAGAACCGTTTTACAGCTCTGCCGACGGCTTCGGTGGCGAGACGCAAGGTGGCTGGCTATGCCCGCGTTTCTACGGACAGTGAGGAACAGCAGACCAGCTACGAGGCGCAGGTGGATTACTACACCCACTACATTCAATCTCGTGAGGATTGGGAGTTCGTCGGTGTCTATACCGATGAGGGAATTTCAGCGACTAACACCAAGCACCGAGACGGTTTCAAACAGATGGTCAAGGACGCGCTTGCCGGGAAGATTGACCTCATCGTCACAAAATCGGTCAGCCGCTTCGCCCGCAACACTGTGGACAGCCTCACAACAGTCCGGAAGCTCAAGGAACACGGCACGGAGATCTATTTCGAGAAGGAAAACATTTTCACCTTCGACAGCAAGGGCGAGCTGCTTATTACGATAATGAGCTCCCTCGCGCAGGAGGAAAGCCGGAGTATTTCAGAGAACGTCACATGGGGTCAGCGGAAGCGTTTTGCAGACGGCAAGGTCAGTATGCCATATAAGCAGTTTCTCGGCTATGAAAAGGGAGAGGACGGTACGCCAGTGATAAACAAAGAAGAAGCTGCAATTGTCCGGCTCATCTATAAACTTTTCATGGAGGGCAATACGCCTGCCGGTATCTGCCGGTACTTGGAACAGCAGGGCATTCCAACGCCGTCCGGCAAGCAGAAATGGAGTCAAACTACGGTGGACAGCATTCTCTCAAACGAGAAGTACAAGGGCGACGCACTCCTGCAGAAGAAGTTCACGACCGACTTCCTGACAAAAAAGATGAAGGTTAACGAGGGCGAGGTGCCGCAGTATTACGTGGAGCACAGCCACGACGCCATTATCGAGCCGCTGGAATGGGACATGGTGCAGGCGGAAATGGCGCGGCGCAGGTCGCTCGGCAGAGCCTACAGCGGCAACAGCGTGTTCTCGTCCAAGCTGGTGTGCGGAGATTGCGGTGGTTTCTTCGGCCAAAAAGTATGGCACTCCAACGACCCGTACCGCAAGGTGATATGGCGGTGTAACAGCAAGTTTAAGGGCGAGACGAAATGCGCCACGCCTCATCTGGACACAGAAACCATACAGCAGAAGTTTTTGATTGCTTACAACCGGCTTATGGCAGACCGCGAGAGCGTTATCTCCGACTGCGCCATGATGCGAAAGGTGCTATCAGACACTTCAGCGCTGGATGCGGAGCTTGACAGTCTGAACGAGGAAATCACGGTTGTGGCGGAGCTGGTCAAAGCCTGCGTCAGGGAGAATGCTTCCACAGCACAGCCACAGGAGGAATACGCGAAAAAGTACAACGGGCTGCTTGCCCGCTACGAGAAAGCGACGGCGCGGCTTGCTGAGGTGAGTGCAGAGAAGGAACGGAAGCGCGACCAAGACCGTGAGCTTCGGCTGTTCATTGAGGCATTAAAGAAACAGCCCCTCGTCCTCGAAGAATGGGACGAAAGGCTGTGGATCGCGATTCTCGACCGGGCGACGGTATTCCGGGATGGCAGGATTGCGTTCAAGTTCAAAAGCGGCAGAGAGATTGAGGTGGAGCGTTGAGGCTCCACTTCTTTTTTGCTCTCTGTACCAATCGCAAGCGCGGGTATGAAACTATTTTGGGGGCAAATGAAACCCTCTGAAAAAATGAAACTATTTTGAGTAATCGAAAGCGCTGGTATGGGGAATGATGCCCGGTCGATGATAATCGCAGAAATATAGCGGTCAACCAGCGGAGATAAGAACATGGAAAAGTGCCGGAAACGCCTTGTTTGCAGGCATTTCGGGTATAAAATAAGAACGCTAATGTTGACACTTACCGTATCAATATTAGCGTTCTTATTTGGTGGAGATGGGGGGAGTTGAACCCCCGTCCGAAAGCGCTTCAACTAAAACTTCTCCGGGCGCAGACGGTTATTGCGGCGGCCATAAGCCGCCGG